GAATAGTAAATTACGGTGTTTGCAGCCGTCAAAGTAAGCCCATAGCCGCCCGTAGCTGGCGTTCCAACGAGAAACCGGCACTTAGGGTCGGACTGAAATTTGCGAATATTGTCTTGTCTTTCGCTTTGAGGCGTGAGCCCATAATAATCGACCACGGAACCCGGACCATGGACCTTTTTAATTTCTTCAATAATTTTTTTAATGTCAGATTGCCAGTGGGCCCAAATAATAGCCTTCCCCTCTACTTCATCTAAAACATCCATCAGTTCCGGCAAACGATTGCTTTTGATTTCTTGAGTCGTGCCATCATCAGCTTTAAAATGTCCACAAGTAATTTGTTGTAATCTCATGATCTGAGTCAAGGCCGTAGCTGTGGTTACTACTTTGCCATTCAATTGAGCAAGAGCCATTTGTTTCATTTGCTTATAAACTTTCTTTTGTTCTTCACTTAATTCAATCTGTCTTTTCATAAATGTTTTTTCGGGCAAATCTAAACAATTTTCTTTTAAAACTCGAAAGGAAAAAGGTTTTAGCTTTTCGGCCAATTCATCTAAATGTCTAAATCGCGCCACAATTTGAACAGATCTTCCATAAAAATTAGCTGTTTTCATTTCTGCATAACGATTTCTAAAAGAATAATAAGATTGAAAGTCCAAACAATAAGGATCTAAAAACTCACATTGACTATAAAGGTCTAAAGGATTTTTAGTCACAGGAGATCCTGTTAAAATTCTTCGATACTTTGCTCTTTTAGAAAGAGCTAAAATATTTTTAGTTCGTTTAGCTTTTGGATTTTTAATCGTAGTCGATTCATCAATCACCATTAAAGTATTGTGAGATAATAAAAATTTCTCAGCAAATTTTGTACCTTTAGGTGTACTAAACGCTTCAACATTCATAATTAAAATATGAAGTTCTTCCCCTGTTTTAAATAAATTTCCTAATAATCTAGATTGAGATTTAGTAATATTCGACTGCCACATTACGGCTTTATTTTCGACATGATCTACCAAATGTGTAGGTAATTCCTGCCTATACCAGGTACCTATCACGCCTTTAGGGGCTATAATTAAGGCACCGTCAATTTTACCATTGTCATAAAGCATACTCATATTGTCGATGAGAACTTTGGTTTTACCTGTACCCATCTCCATAAATAAAGCATATACTTCTCTATTCCACGAAGTTTCAAGAGCATCCATTTGATGCTTATACGGTGTTGTTTTAAATTTATACTTCATATTCTTTCTTTGCCCACCTCCCGCCATTTCTTCTTTCTAGTGTTGCACTATATATGAATCCTATATATAATGTCAACGATGAAAGAAGAAGTTAAACCACCCATAGTATATGTAATTCAAGAAATTGTAGGGACAAGAGTCGGAAGACCTAGAATAAATATCTTAGGAGCCGCAGAATATGGCGAACTTAAATTTTTATTACCGGAGCTCTCCCAAATTGTATTTTCACCTGGACCCCTTATCTTTAAACTTAGAAGTCTTTTAAAAAAGTTTACGACAGAAGATTTTTTATTATTAACTGGTGATCCTGCATTAATAGGGGTTGCATGTTCAATTGTTTCTGATATAACGAGTGGTAAGTATAAGCTCCTGAAATGGGATAAGCAGGAAAACAAATATTATCCAATAACAATAAACTTATACGAGAAAGGAAAAATAGATGAGTAATATAGATTTTGAAAAAGATCAAACAGATGTTCTTAGTCACACTAAGGATATTAATAGACTTGCAACAAAAGTAAAAGATTTACAAACCTTAGAAAATGAAATTGATGCCTTGGAAGACAGGATCAAAAATACAAAAAGAGATTTAGAAACATTATCTGGAGATGTAATTCCAACTATGATGGCTGAGATGGGTTTAACCCAACTCAAACTAATGGATGGATCTTCAGTAGATGTTAAACCGTATTATGCGGCTAGCATCACGGTGAAGAACCGTGAGGCAGCGTATAAATGGCTTCGTGAGAACGACTTAGGTGATATCATTAAAAATGATGTGACCGTTTCCTTTGGACGTAACGAAGATAACAAGGCGGCAGATTATGCTAACCTTGCGCAGAGTCAGGGGTATCAACCAACACAAAAGTTGAAGGTTGAACCCATGACTCTCAAAGCACTCGTTCGTGAGCGTATCGAAAAAGGTAAAGATATGCCCATGGACATTTTTAATGTGTTCGTAGGAAACCGAACCAAACTAACAAGGAAAAAATAACAATGAAAAATGAACAAGCAATCACGAAACGTGAATCAGCAGGAGCATTAGCAGCAAATATATTTGAAGCTGATGCAAACAAAGGCTTTCAACAAATGTCGCAAGAAGATCTTGCGTTACCATTTCTGAAAGTTCTAGGACAGCTATCTCCTGAAGTAAATGGGAGACATGCTAAACATATCCAAGAAGCAGCACCGGGTATGATCCTAAACACTGTCACAAATGAACTTTATGACGGGACAAAAGGTATCCAAGTAATTCCATGCTATTACAAAAGAGAATATGTGGAATGGAAGGAAAGAGGAGAATCTCTAGGTGCACCAGTTGCAATTCACTCGACAGATTCAGATGTTGTCGCTTCAGCAAAAAGAGACACTATGAATAAAGATAGATTACCCAATGGGAATTATCTTGAAAATACTGCGAGTCACTTTGTATTAATCACTGGGACAAACACTTCAACAGCATTGATTACCATGAAGTCTACTCAGTTAAAAACGAGTAAGAAATGGAATACAATGATGTTAGGGATTAAACTCAAAGGGAAAGATGGTTTATTCACTCCACCAACTTACAGTCATGTTTATAAATTGAAGACTGTTCAACAGTCTAACGATAAAGGAACATGGTTTGGTTGGGATGTTAATAAAATCGGTCCAGTCCAAGACAAAGCTGTGTATGACCAAGCTAAAAGTTTCTCTCAGAATATTTCTAAGGGAAATGTAAAAGTTAAGCATACCTCAGATTCAAAAAAATCGGAGTCCACTCCATTTTAAAGTTTCTAGTGCGCTAGAAAACAGTGGGGCGGCAGCGGGAGACTTAAGCCGCCCCCAAAAAAGGAGAAATTATGGAACGATTTGCTGAAATATTTGATGGCTTAAAAAGAGCCCATGGGTGTACGTATATTAATACGAAACCTGCCAACGGAGAAAAACTTAAAACAAAATCTTTTGTTAAAAGAGAACCCGTCACTTTAGAACATTATAAAAATCATTTAAACGGAGTTGAACCAACTCTCGGAATTATACCAATTACCGATGACAATACTTGCATATGGGGATGTATTGATGTTGATAGCTATGCAGGATTTGATCACAAAAAATTATTAAACAAAATTAAAGTCTTAAAACTTCCACTAGTCGTATGCCGATCTAAAAGTGGAGGAGCACATATCTTTTTATTTTCAAAAACATTTATAGAAGCCAAAATTATGAGAGACAAGCTCTTTGAAATTAGAGCCATCTTAGGATTTGCTAATGCAGAAGTCTTTCCAAAACAAATAGAATTAAAATCTGAAGAAGACACGGGTAATTTTTTAAATCTTCCTTATTTTCAAGGAAACAAAACTACACGATATGCTTTTACAGAAGAAGGTAAAGCAGCCACGTTAGAAGAGTTTTATGGTCTGGTAAGAGAATCTTCGACGATAATCAGACTTATAAAAGTGGAGCGACCACAGTCCGAATTTTCTGATGGCCCTCCTTGTATTGAAACACTGGCGGCTGAAAAAATTATGGAAGGGGGACGCAATGCCGCCCTGTTTCATTTTGCGGTTTTCGCCAAAAAGAAATGGAAAAATTGGAAAGAAAGAGTTTCTTGGTTTCACGAAAATTATATGGTTGGAGAATTAGATCAATCTGAAATAGATATCATTAAAAAACAACACGAGAAAAAAGACTGGGGGTATAAATGCAAAGATGAACCTATGTGTAGTCATTGTGATAAAACCTTATGCAGAACTAGAAAACATGGGATAGGCAATTCACCTACCTTTCCAGAACTCAGCGACCTTCAAGAAATTCAACTCGAACATCCTTATTATTATTTAAACGTAGACGGCAAACGATTAAAACTCGATAGCGCAAAACATTTAAGACAACAATCTTTATTTGAAGAAGCTTGCATAGGAGGAGTAGGAATGCTTCCTCCAACTTTAAAAACAAAAGATTGGAAAGGACTCATTAACAATCTTTTATCAACAAGAGAAATTGTTGAAGCTCCTGAAGGAATGAAAACAGAAGATCAATTGCGAGAGCATCTTGAAGATTATTGTAGTGATAGAAGACAAACCAAACGTAAAGAAGATATAGAAAGAGGGAATGTTTGGAGTGATGAAGGTTTTCATTACTTTAAATTTAGACATTTCTTCTATGATTATTTACAAAGAAGACGATGGGCTCATGATTATCAAAAAACTTCAGCGTGGATGAAAGAATGGTTTGATGCTAAAATAAAGGTTATAGATGCCGGAGGAAAGAGTATGAGAGTTATGCATGTAAAAAAATTTGACGAGAAAAAAAATAGTTTTAAATCACCAGAATATAAACCAAAGGACCCTTATTAATGAGAGGAGAGCAACTATGTCTTTGGGAAGATGAAAAACAAATTATTTTAGAGAGAGAAAAAGTAGATATATCTATGTTGAAAACATTAAAAACAAGAACAAATGCGTGGGATCTTTTACCAAAAGATACATATTTTGTATATAAAACAGGTGGGATAAATCCCTTTAAGAAAGAGTTGGGTCCTATATTTCCAGTTATAAAAGGTTTTAGGGGAAAAGTCTTAAATCTAAGTCCTTTAACAAGCGGTAAAGATGCTCCCTATCCACATCTAATGCTAAAGACACTTATAAACGGTAAGCAAACAAGTTTCAAATGTTTTCTACATAAAATAACTGGACTAGCATTTTTAAAAAATAATGATTTTGAAAATAAATACATAATAGATCACTTGGATGATGATATATTTAATTATCTACCAGAGAATCTAGAATGGGTTACACCTTCAGAAAATGCAAAACGGGCGTATAGGAAAGGAAGAAGATGAGAACAATAGTATTAGGACCACCAGGAACAGGGAAGACCGAAACCTTATTAACGAAGGTAGAAGACTATCTAAAAGAAACAGATCCAGATAGAATTGGTTATTTTGCATTCACTCAAAAAGCTGCGAACGAGGCACGAGATCGTGCCATAAAAAAATTTAATTTAACCGAAGATGATTTACCTTATTTTAGAACTCTTCATTCATTAGCGTTTAGAAAACTAGGATTGAAAAGAGAAAATGTAATGCAACCCGAACATTACAAAGATTTAGGAGAGAAAATAAAAATTCCTCTATCTGTTCCGACCTGGGATAATGATGACAGTCACGCTTTCTTTTCATCAAAAAGTGAAGAGCTCAATATTATTTCTACCGCTCGACATAAAAAAATTACGGCAGCACAGCAATACGATTTAGGAGAACACACCAAAGAAGTTTCACGTGAAAAATTAATTATATTAGATGAAGAAATAAAAAGATATAAAGATGAATATAACTAAAAGAAAGG